ATGAAGAGATACAGCGTAGAAAATTAAGAGCTTATCTAGTCAACACTATTCATGATGAACAACAATATGAGGTGCATATGGATGATGCAGAAGAACTGGTCAGTATTGCAGATCCCTGCATGATAAGAGTATCCAATTTTTTCCAGATGAATATTCCTCTTAATGCAGATGCAAAGATAGGCAGGACATGGCAAGAAACGCATTAGGAAAAACCAAGAAGTTTGATAGAAGCTTGTATGATAGAGCGGATGGAGTATCAAAGAGTACGATCATATCCTATCTCCTCTCTAAGAAGCATACGATAACCAATTCTGAAGAAAAATATAGCTGTGATATTGAAAGCATGTCAGAAGAGGGGGCGGTATGCTTCTCTGAGACAGAGATTAAATACTCTTGGAAAGGAGAGTGGCCTAAGTCCTGGGAAGATGTAAGGATACCTTATCGAAAACAGAAATTACTTGATAAGATATCAGAGAACCTTACATTCTATGTTCTCAGGGCTGACTGTAAAGAAGCCTGGGTAATTTCTGATGAGGCTATCAAGGAGAATGCAACGATAATAGAGATACCTAATAAGTATGTTCCAAAGGGTGAGAAGTTCTTCTCTATCCCTGTTGAGAGTATATATAAGATAGTTCTTGACAACGAATCCTAAGCGTAGTAGAGTAGAATACTATCAACCAATCCAAGGAGATTACATAATGGTTGCACAGAAAGAGACTGCTATTATTTCAGGCAAAGCTTACTGGACAAAGCTCAACCGCAAGGATGAGTTCTCTGATAAGTACCAAATGGACATTGGTGGTCTTTCTGATAAAAGTAAGGAAGTACTCCTCTCTCATGGAGTTAAGCTAAAGAATAAAGAGGATGATCGTGGGGAGTTTGTTACTGCAAAGACGCAGTACATCGTTCCTGTTATTGACTCTGATAAACAAATCTTAAACGGCGGTACTCTTATTGGTAACGGTAGCGGCGTTAAAGTTAAGGTTGCCTTCAATAAGAACCATCCTTTCGCTGAGAAGTATGGTACCTCCCTATACCTTAACAAGGTTCAAGTCACTGAACTCATAGCATATGGTAAAGACGAGTTCGATGATGACGATGATGAAGTAATCTAGAGTTGTTTATTGGGCTTGTGATGAGCGACAGTAGTTTTGGAAATGCTCGCATGATCAAGACGCATAGTGGGCGAGGGAGTGGGCAACTATGCACATTAGTACACTAGTAGACGATATCTATGAGCGGGTCAGGGCCAACAAGAAAGTCTCTGAAGAAAACTTAGAGGCTTTCTTAGAAGGACTTTCTAATGTTATAAAACAACACTTAGAAGAAGAGAGGAGTACATCTGGTGAAAAGAATATTAGAATGTCTTCAATCGGTAAGCCTGACCGTAAGATTTGGATGGACCTTAATGGTCCAAGGGTGGAGAGAGCATATCAACCAGCTACTCTTATCAAGTTCTTGTACGGTTCGATCATTGAGGAACTGGTTCTGTTCCTTGC